TGGGATGGTTCTAAGTACATAACAGCAAATAACGCTGCTCAAGATTATGTTTTTGATTTTAGTAGTAATTATATAGAAACTAATGGCGTTGGAGATATTTTAGGTAATGGATGTACTAATTTTACTACAGCTCTTTGGTTTAATCATAATTTTTCAGGTGGTTCTACTGTAGGTATTTTTGAATTTGACACTTCAGCAAGTGGAACTACTCCTAAACTTGCAGTAAGATGTACAAGTGATATAAGAATTGAGATAAATTATGCAGGTACTCAAACGAAAAGATATGCTACTCCAGGTCAAGGTATATGGACACATCTTATAATAGCTTTTGATGGAACAAATACTGTTGTGTATATAGATGGACAACCAGCTTCGCCTACAAATGTTTATAATCCAGAGCCAGCTTCTATAGACTTTAATGGAACAAGTGTTGCTATTGGACTTTATAATACAATTAATAATTTATATAAATATGATGGTAAAATAAGTAATTTCCAAGTATTCAACTCAACACTATCTTCAACAGAAGCAGAAACTCTTTACAATTACGGCTCACCAATACGAACTTTAGCTAATATACCTCAAAACTCTAATCTAAAAGCTTGGTATAAGCTCGATGCAAGTGAGATTTATAATAGTTCAATTACAGATTGGGAAATTAATGAGGCAACAGCTGATTACACTAGTTCTACGCGTAGCACTAGTGTTACTGGATCAGGAACTCAAGTTCCAAATATACAAACTTGGGGGCCAACTTCAGCTCTTACTTTTTCTACTTGGTTTAAAACTTCTGAAGGTTCATCTAGCGGGGATCCAAATTACTTTAAGAATTTACTTTCTGCTCCTATGGACGGTTCATTAAACCCTGGCTTTTATATAGTGTTTTACAATAATAGTGTTTTTTCAATGTTAAGAACTGGTGGTACAAATAATAATTTAAGTGCTTCTGTAGTAGTTAATGATGGTAAATGGCATCATGTAGCTAGAACTTGGGATGGCTCTGTATCTAATTTATATATAGACGGTCAAAATGCGTCAACTGTAGACGATCCTCAAACTGGATCTATGGATTATGGAACAACTTCTGGAAACAATAACTTAGGTATCGGGTGTCTTTATAATCCAACTAGGGCAGGTGCTAGTAGTACAGATGTATCAAACGTTTCTGTTTGGAGCTCAGGATTGAGTGCTTCTGAAATTACAGAATTATACAATAATGGACAACCTGGTAATTTATCTTCTCATAGCGCCACTTCTAATTTAACTGGCTGGTGGACATTAAAAGATGCTTCTGCAGCTGCTGGAGGAGGACTTGTAGATTTATCAAGTAATTCAAATAATGCTAACACAGCTAACACGGATGTTGTTCCAGGTTCGGTATCTACACTAAACGGAGAAAGCTCAGGAATGTCTCAAGCAAACCTTGTTCAAAGTGACTTACAAACAGTTGCACCTTATAGTAAATATGCTATGAATTTCGACGGGACTGACGGTATAACTATAAGTGTTGGGTCTTTAACTCTAACCTCGTATAGTATGTCTATATGGATAAATGTTGACAGTTTACCATCATTAGATTGGAGAAGAATTTTTGAGTTTGGTAATAGAAGATTTTTTGGATTACAAAGTGATGGCAAGCTAAGTTTAGGTTATCCGAGTTGGACAGAAAATGAAACAGTAGCAACTATTTCAACTAATAAATGGTATCATTTAGTATTTGCAGATAACGGAACTAATACAGTAGTATATATAAATGGAGTTGGTGAAACTATATCCAATACAAGCAATGCAACTGGTTCTACTTGGTGGATAGCTAATGTAAATTCAGGAACAGGATTAGGCGCAAAACTTTCAAATTGTTCTGTTTGGAATACTGCTTTAACAGCTTCTCAAGTAAGAGAAATTTATAATGAAGGTCTTCCTAGTAATTTAAATTCTCACTCAGCTTACTCCAACCTTATTTCTTGGTGGAAATTAGGTGAAGGAGTTTCTTATGATGGTACTTCTCTTATTGTTCAAGATTATAAAGGAAACAACCACGGAACATCTAATTCTAGTATGGATCAAACAGATATAGTTAATGGTGTAGGAACTTCTTCAAATGGAGCTAGTGATGGGTTTACCGCTCCTAGTACTACTGTTACAAATATTGTTAGTGATGCTCCTTACTCTGATAAAAATGCCGTAAGTGTTAATATGCAATCTGCTAAATCTGGCAGTGGTATAAATACGAGTACACCTCAAGCAACGTAAAAACTACTTAAAACAAGTAAATATATAAATAAGAAATATAATTAATTAAATCTAATCAAATGAAAATCAAAGAAGAAGAGTTAAAAACTATTCAAGATCAGCAAACTAAGCTTAATGAATTGTTACACAACATAGGCGTATTAGAAAGTCAAAAGCACGGGTTATTACATGAAATAGCCGCTGCTAACAAAGATATTGAAGAATATAAAACTGTATTAGAAAAAGAATACGGCGCTATTAACATCAATGTTGAAGATGGTACTTATACTGAGATAAAAGAAGATGTCGAAGGTAATAAGGAAGATTAGTATAGGTTCTGACTATAAGAACGATGCAATGCATTATTCAACTGGTCAGGAAGTGTACGGTGGACATACAATTAGTGATATACTTTTTGAAGATAAAGACCAGTCATATAATATTTTTATAACTAAAAATAATGAAGTCTTACCTTGGAAAAAGTTTAATGCTAATATGTCAATTTCTGTAGAGTATGATCTTAAGTATTAATGAAAAGCTTATATAGCTTTATTGTTAAGCCGTATGATAACAGGTATGACAATATACGAAGAGTTGATGGTAATAACCTTATTATCAATACTAGCATTGAAAACCATAGATTTATTAGTAAAAAAGCTGTAGTAGTTTCTACTCCTGCAGCTTATACTACTAAAATAAATATAGGAGATGAATTATATATTCATCATAATGTGTTTAGAAGATGGTATGATCAAAAAGGAAACGAACGTAATAGTTCAACTCATTTTAAAGATGATCTTTATTTTGTTTCACCAGGACAAATCTATATGTATAATTTAAAACCACATTTAGATTATTGCTTTGTAAAACCACTTAAAAACCAAAACTTATTAGAAAACAGGAAAGAACAACCTAACGTTGGTATAGTGAAGTATACTAATAATGCCTTAGAAGCTATAGGAATCACTCCTGGAACACTTATTACATTCACCCCTAACTCTGAGTTTGAGTTTATTATAGAAGGTGAACGACTTTATTGTATGAAATTAAATGATATAGCTTTAGCGCATGAATACCAAGGAAACGAAGAAGAAAATAATCCAAGCTGGGCAAAAAGCAATTGAGGAGTTAATTAAGGTAGCAAAAGAAAAGATCGTAGACTCAGACGATGATGTAAGCGCTGATAGATTAAAGAATGCTGCCGCAACTAAAAAGCTAGCTATAATGGACGCTTTTGAAATATTAACTAGGATACAAGAGGAAGAAGATATGCTGAATAATAAACCTAAAGAAAAAGTTGAAAAAACTTTTAAAGGTTTTGCAGAAGGGAGAAGTAAGTGAGTTATAATCAAACTCTTTGGAAAGAAATTAAGGACGTTGTAAATCCTAAGATATTAGCTAAAAACAATAGGTTTAAAAAATGGGATTATGGTTATAATTCTGATTATGATTTTATAGTAATAAGTAAAACTGGAAAAATTGGACAAATCATTGAAATACAGAATCTCAGGATTGCTTTACCAGCAGCAGATGAACCGTTTAAACGAAGCGAAAATAAAATTGAACAATACTGGGAAAAACAAGAATACCCAAAAGAGTTAAGTAAGATTAAGAGTAGGTTTGATTGGGAAGAATATCCAAATGAATTTAAAGAAAAGTGGTATGACTACATTGATAAAGAATTTGAAAAAAGAGATAAAGGATTCTGGTTCTATAATAAGGGTTTGGCTACTTACATTACTGGTACTCACTATATGTACTTGCAATGGTCAAAAATTGACATTGGAGCACCAGATTATAGAGAAGCAAATAGACTCTTCTTTATATTTTGGGAAGCATGTAAAGCAGATACAAGGTGTTACGGAATGTGCTACCTTAAAAACAGACGATCTGGATTCTCTTTTATGTCAAGCGCTGAGCTTGTCAACCAAGCTACAATATCTTCCGATGCTAGATTCGGCATATTGTCCAAGTCTGGTGCAGATGCCAAAAAAATGTTCACGG